TCGTCAACGATTCTGCGAGTCGTCACCGTGACGATGCGATTTGCACAGGGTGGTCAGAGCTATCAAGTCGAGTACGACATCCAAGCTGACTTCCGTCGTAAGTATCTCAAGGGCTTTGGTCGAATCATTGGAGGTGAGTAGCAATGGGTAAGTACGGAACAGACCTCACGGGCTTCGGCGCGTTTGAGGGCGGTGTCAACAATGACAAGGGCGCAAACATCATCAGCACAAACAGCGATGGTGCTGCGGCGCTGCTCTTTGGTCCAGCTGCGCTCCGAGAGATTCAGGCTGGCTGCGCGAACGGGGACTTTGCGATCACTCCTAACGAGGCTACTGGCACGATCACGGAAGAGAACTCTTTGCCGTACTGGACTTTTACGGATACGAACAGTAGCGGCGCAATCACCGCAGCGATTGTCGCATCAGCTGCGGCTGGCTCTGGCAATGTGTTGCGATGGAGCGTTGCCGCCTCGACTCTTACTGGCAAGAGTGCAACCCTAACGAGATTTGTAGCGGTTGGCGCATCGCAGAACCGCGCATTTGCGTACATCCCTGAACTGAATACCTTTGGCGCAACTGCAACAACTGCCATTAGCCTCACTCTTACATACCAGTACTACAAGCAGGACTACACGACGACTGGCTCCAGCGGCACATCCACGGCAACCTTCACAACTCTAGGAACCGGAATCAACTGGTTCAACCCACCGCTTGCTACGACGAATGCTGCGCCATCCGATGCGGCGTTCATTTACATCGAGATAAAGGTGTCAACAACTTCAACCACTCCAGCGTCAGTCTCAAAGGTTGACATCACCGAGGTGCGCGTGATTCGCGGCGACCAGACCAACCTATTCGCCGAATACACAACACCTGCAACTTACTCACCAGCTCGCGTGCGTCAGGTCAACGGTGTTCTCAACATTGAGCCAAATGGCGGCACAGGAAATGTGACGCTTGGTGGGGACCTGACCGTCAGCGGCGGGGACTTGAACCTTGATACGTCCCACACTATTCGTACGCTCAATACGGGCAGCGTGCAGTTCACTCGTAATGACACAGGAAACCGTTCCAGCATTACGGTAGGTCGAGTATTCCCCGGAACTCAAACCACTAGATACATTGATGACGACGGAACGCGAATTGTTATGAACTCAGGGTTAGACATTTCGGCAGGGTTGATTACCACGGGCAGCATCACCAATGACAGCATCAGCACAACCACGCAGACAGCCAGCGCCGCGATCTGGGTGCTCTCATCTGGCAGCACCTACACGCTGCGACGCAACACATCGTCTGCTCGATACAAGACCAACATCGTTGACGCAGACGAAGCAGTTCTAGAGGCTGCCAAGAAGATCAAGCCCCGCCATTACGAGAGCACCATTGAGGATGAGGCTGGCGCTACGCGGCTCGGCTTCATTGCTGAAGAGGTAGAAGCTGCCGGACTAACGCACGCAGTTGGTTACGACGGTGAGGGTCGTGTGGAAACGCTTGATCCGACTGCACTCATCGCCGCGCTGTTCGTCCGAGTCAATGATCTGGAAGAGCGCCTCGCCGCTCTGGAGTCAAGATGACCCGCAGCGAAACCACACAGATCATTGAACGACTAGAGCGCATCGAGCGCGATCTTGCTGACATAAAAGTCGAGATGGCAGAGACTCGCGGTGCATACCGTCTAGCTAAGTTTGTAATTGCCCTGCTTGGCGTGAGCGGGTTGGGCGGCATCTTGGCGTGGATGAATGGACAAGGCAAATGAAGTACCTGATTAAGTCACAGCTGTATTCCGACTCTGAATCCCAGCTCAAGGGAAGTAAGCAGATCCTTGACGACTGCACGTGGTCCTCATGTGCGGCAGCAATCACTTGGGCATCTAAGGGCGAACTAAATCCCAGCGCCGCCGATGGTGTTGCAGCCTTTGAGGCTTCGACCGGACGACGAGACCGTCAAGGTGTCAGCGATGCTGGCGGTTCGCTGAAAGAAGCAGTCAAGGTCATTGCAAAGCTGGGTGGCAAGGCTCGATACGCAAAGTCGTGGAACGATGCTGTACTCGCAGCAAAGTCTGGCGCAGCCATTCTCATTCACGTGCAGCAGGATGTTGGATACCCACCAGAGGTTCGCATCAGCAAGTGGCACGACAACTGGAAGAGATGGTGGGGAAAGCACGCGCCACAGAAACTCAAAATTGGCTACGGGCATATGGTGTCGAGTGGCTGGTGCGAAGATCACGGTTTTCAATTCGCCTGTCCCACTAGAGATGATCGCACCGCTGCGGAAAAATACGCAGTTCCGGTAACCGAATCCCAGCTGCGCCAGATTGCAAATAGCAAGGTCAAGGCGCGCAAGGGATACAAGGTCGACTACAAGACGCTGCTCATCGTTACCTATCAAAGCAAAAAGCCAGTAGTACCTGTCCCACCAACACCAGCGCCTGTGGTTCTGCCAAAGGCTGCTGCGCCAGTTGCACCTAAGATTGCACCAAAGGTAAGCAAGCCATCGCCGACTCCTGGACTTAACCGCGCAGTCGACATCAGCACGGCGCTGCGATTCGCGCAGAGAATCAATAGCAGCAAAGGAGACCAGACAATGCGTGAACAGATTATTGCCGCCGCAGCCGACGCAATTCAGGCAGCCCTCTCTACAGCCATCGCCGTTTTCTTGGGACTAGGGGTCAGCATCTTTGACCTGACTGGCGACGGTGCTAAGGCGGTAGCCGCTTCAGCCATCAGCGCCGGACTGCTCGTCCTGCAACGCTGGCTAGATGAGGACAACACCGCATACGGTAGAACCCGCAAGTAGCTGTGCCAGTCCGAGTAGCCAAGCCATTTGGCAACTGCTCGGTCTGCGAGATGCTGGCTCGTGTCTGGCACATCGAGTCCGCCGACGAGCTGCTCTGTGGAGTCTGCCTCCGACTGCTAGTGAACCTAGCCCTAGAGGACTTGTCTCAGCCGTCCTAGGCGGCTCCCCTTGGGTGGTCCCTCCTCCACCCAAGGGGTTTGTTACACGCCCAAAAATAGATCCGCAACAGGGGTTGACGGCTGCCACCGTTATCCCCTAGGATTACGAAGTCAGGGAGGACGAGCCAAAACGGCTCTCCTGACAAGGAGGTCAAAATGGCAGACACGAAGATCACAAAGGCAAAGCTTGCAGCCCGACTCCGCGTTGCCGGATTTGAGGCAAGCCGACAGACGACCACCGCAGTTCGCGGCTGGTACAACTTCAGCAGCGGCTATGTGGTCGATGCTGATGGCAGCACTTATGGAAGCGTTCGTTTCCGTTCCAATTACGGTGCATCAGTAGAGCGCGCCAAGGAGATGGCAAATCTCTACGCATCGGCTTTGATTGCTGATGGCTTCAATGTTGAGCTGAAGGACGACGGCAAGCTTGTCGTCATCACCGCCGAAGAGGATGCAGCCACCAAGACGAAGAACAAGATCGCTGAACTTCAGGTGGCAATCAAGGCAACAGAGGATCACCTCGATGATATGTGGAAGAAGGGTGGAGTTCTGGCTCTCGTCGTTCTTTCGGATAAGGTTGAGCGACTACAGAAGGAGGTCAATGCTCTCCGCAGTCAGGAACTGAAGGACAAGATCGCGGCGCTTGAGTCGCAATGGAAGGGTCTCGCAAGCTTCTATGGTGAGGACACCGACCTTACGACCGTTCCAAAGTTGGTCGCAATTGACGACGAGATTCGTCAACTGGAGTCGCACCTCAACATCGTTACTAACAATGTGGTTTCCTGATGACCGCCGCGAAGTTGAAGGAGGACAAGATGATTGCCGGAATTGAAACTTTCTACTGGGATGGAATTGATCACGAAGATCTCTACTGCGTCTGTGGTACGCCGCATCCAGAGCAGATCTTTGATGGCGCGCTGCCAGCCAAGATGATCCGCCGTTGCGCCCAATGCGGCGCGGTGGCAGATCTCAACGAGGCAACTGGCGAATGGGTCGTCCGAAAGTTGGGGCAGTAATGAACCGCCGACTTGGCTATTGCTGGCTATGCCGCCGACCAGCAACGGTGTGCATCTGCACGAAGGGGGGACGCTAGTGTCGACCAAAGTATTGAAGGAGGACAAGATGACTGACAAACTAAAGTGCACAAGGTTGAAGCTCAGTCCTGATGGGATGAACTGCAACGCTGGTCGAATCTGTGAGCGCAATGCCACACGGATGCGGAGTGATGGTCGTGTCTTCTGCACGCCGTGCGCCAAGACTGAGAAGAACGCTATCTTTACTGATCACCTCACTTGGGCTGCGATCCAGAAGGGGGGTTCTAATGATCAAGCGAGTCAAAGCTGAGTGCTGGAAGTGCAGCAAGAAGGTGTCGGTTCCAGCCGACAATAACAACATCTACACGCGCATTTGCAAGCCGTGTTTAGCGACGATGCCGGACGCATCGCCAAAGTTCTACTTCACGGTGACGAAGTCAGGAAGGGTGGTCAACCGATGATTGTCAGAGCGATCAAAGAGGGACTGATTCGCGGAATTGTCCTTGCGCTGTACGCGCTGATTGGTTATCTATTCGCATACATAGCAATGGGAGGGAAGGTACTGTGAAGCTTGATCGTAAGAACAGCCCGAAGATGGTTGTCCGTCCGCACTTCGTCAGCGATTATGAGCGACTCGAACGAGAAGCCCATAACCGCCAGCGGTTCAGTTACACGATTGCTGTGATGGCAATCTGGGTACTGGCTGTGTTGGTCTTCAAGTTGGTGCAGCGATAATGCGCCACGCCAGTTTCTTCTCTGGCATTGGCGGTCTTGACCTGGGCTTTGAGCGAGCCGGAATTGAGACCGTCAGCGTCAGCGAGATTGATCCTTACGCCAACTCCGTGTTGGCAGAGCGATTCCCAGACGCTCCGAATCTGGGAAGTATCACGGAGGTGAACGCGCATGACATTCCAGAAGCCGACATCTGGTCAGGAGGATTCCCCTGCCAAGATCTCAGCACCGCAGGGAAGCGGTCAGGGTTCGCAGGAGATCGATCAAGCCTCGCATTCACATTCCTTGGTCTTGTGGAGCAACGAAGACCTCGCTGGCTGCTCCTTGAAAATGTTCCCGGACTTTTCAGTTCCAACAAGGGCGCTGATTTCGGACGGCTTCTCTATGAAATGGAACAACTCGGGTATGGCGTATCGTGGCGCACTTTGGATGCGCGCTTCTTCGGAGTCGCCCAACGACGGCGTAGAGTGTTCCTTGTCGCAAGTCTTGAATCCGACCGCGCCGCAGAGGTTCTCTTTGAGTGCGCGAGCTGCGAGCGGCATCCTGCGCCGAGCAGGTCGCAGGGGCAAGGTGCTACCGCCAGCATTGCAGACGGCTCTGGAATCGCTAGCGCAGTCCGAGCCAGTCTTGCCAAGCGCGGAGAGCGGGGAGACGGACAAGACACAGTCGTCGTCGGCGCACTTGTTGCCGGACTCGCCAACCGAACTGGCACAACGCAAGACGAACTCTATGTCGGATTTGGTGAGCGAGTCGCAAGCCCACTTACCGCCCGATTCTACAAAGGAGTTAACACGACCCTCGATGAGCCACTCATCGTCAGTTCGTCGGCTAACGCCGACGGAGTGCGAGAGGCTGATGGGCTATCCCGACGGGTGGACGATCAGCCAGTCGTGGAAGACAAGACGAGGGTAGGCAACTTTGAGCTTTGGGATTTTCCGGTCGACGCGATTGCGCCGACGATGAACGCGTTGCGAGCGCGAGACTTGATGACTTACCAGACTGGCGTTTCAGTCCACGGTGTCATTCAAGATGCGCGAGAGATGGCGAACAAGTCGCAGAACGGAATCGGCGCAAGCACAGAGGACATTTCCTACACGCTGACTGGCGTAGATCGACCAGCGGTCGTGACCGAATCAATCCTCTCGTTCCCTTCCCGCTTTGGCAGCAACGCTAATGTGACGGAGGGACAAGCGCAGTCAATGGCACACAGCGCGGGAGCGCCAGCGGTGCTACGGATCGGGCAGTCGTTTGATGGTCTGAACCAGACGCTGGAATCTGATGGCGCACACAGAACGCTGCGTGTCGGTCGGGACTCATCGGACTTCGTTGTCGCACCAGCCGTGTATCGGAAGTCGTCACGAGCTCAACACAGCGAAGACTCGGAGACGTGGGTTGATGGCGATGTTGCCAACACACTCAACACATTTGATATGGGGGATGTTCGGACCACTCACGCCATCGTAGGTGGCACAACAAGCGACGATGATCTGTTGCCGGTAGGGCTGGATTCGCACCGTTACCGCTGCTGTGGCAACGGAGTTGTGGCTCCAGTTGCTGAGTGGATTGGTCGTAGGATTGTCGAGGTAGATCGCCGCTGGCGAGAGGAGGGCAAGTGAGCGCCAAGGGAATGCGGAAGCACGGCGACGAATGGCACAAGTCGCAGCCGTGTCCGTCATGCGTTGAGGGCATTGACACAGTCGAGCCTTATGAGGACTGGACTGGCGAGTCGGTGGAATGCTCGCGCTGTTGGGACAAGCGGGAGATCTGCTTGACCTGCGAAGAATTTGAAGCAGAGTTGTAGGAGGGAAAGATGAGCAAGCGATTTGAATTTGTGAGCGCCCCGCAGAGGTCGCCTCTCTGGTTTGAGATCCGTAAGGGCGGGATCACCGCCACCGGAATTACCGCGATCAACGGAACATCGCCGTACAAGACGGCGTATCGACTATGGGCAGAGTTGACTGGTCAGGTCGGCGAGCAGCCAGCTGGCGTAGCCGCGCAGCGCGGTCAGATTCTGGAGCAAGCAGTTGCCGATTACTACACGGCAGAGACGGGCAAGAAGCTGCGAAAGAGCAATGGCATTGTCCGGCTCAAGGAGCATCCGTGGGCAATGGCTTCACTCGACCGCACCATTGTTGGCGACCCCACGGGGCTAGTGGAAATTAAAACTTCTACTAGTAGCCTTTGGCAGCTCGCACCTGTTCCGCAAATGTATGTTGACCAAGTGCAATGGCAGATGCTTTGCACGGGCGCAGCCTACTGCGATGTAGCCGTCTTGCTCTCTGGCTTGGTGTTTCGCATCGAGCGTGTTGAAGCAGACCCGAAATACCAGACGATGCTCTTTGACAAGGCGGTCGCATTCCGCCAGTTAATCGCAAGCGGCACGCCGCCACCTCTGTCCGGCAACGACAGCGACACGCTTGCAGAGGTCAAGCCACAGACGGGTAACACCTACGCAGTTGCTGACACGCAGCTTGATCACATCGCTCGCCTCTACATCGAGGCTAAGGCAGAGGCGGAAGCTGCCGATGCTGCGCTCAAGGAGATGGCGATCGCAATCAAGGAGGCAATCTCCGAGGGCGAAGGTGTGAAGGGAAACGGCTGGCTTGCAACTTGGAAGACGAACAAGCCAAGCATTAAGGTCGACTGGGAGTCCATCGCAGATGTTCTGCGTGGCGTAGCGCCCGACACCTACGCGGAAGCCCTCAAGAAATACACGAGCGAGAAGCAGGGTGCGCGGGTATTCCGCGTCTTCGGCAAGGATAGCTCGCATGACATTTAAGGACATTCGGTTGACGGATGTGGAGGTGAGCCTTTCTGTTGACTGGACGAATGCAAAGCAAGCGTTCAAGAAGCAGCACCGTGTGGTCGATCAATGGTACGACCAGAACAGCACCTCTTCAGCTGTTGACTTGATGGGTCGTCTCGGAGAGATCGCGGCTTGCCGAGCACTTGATCTAGATTGGTCGACTGTCCTGGACTGGGAGATCCGTCCAGAGGGAGACAGCGGAGTTGACTTCGTTGCCTACAGTTACACGTGGGATGTGAAGACCTCGACTCTTAACGAGTTGATCTTCAACAGCGGCGCGCATTTCAAGGCGGACATCGCGCTGCTGGTACAGCTGCTCGGAGATCGTCTCCGACCGGAAGACCCGTCATCTGTCTGGCGCGTGTGGGGATTATGCTCGCAGGGGAAATTCCTTCGAGATTGCGTTGACCACGTCTACGCCGATCGCAAGCGGGTGAAAGTGTCCAACGACAAGCTTATGTCGGTGGACACTTTCATTGATTACTACGGCTGACAACTCGTCAGCCAGAAGAGGGCAATTGCAAGCCCCTCGAAAAGTCTTGCAGGGGATTCCCAAGGAGGGAAAGATGAGCAAGGAAATCGCAGCGGCGCTGGCAGCGCCATTCACGGGAGCGGATTTGAAGACGCGTCCGGGCAGAGGTGGGCAGACATTCACCTACGCCGACGCGAGAGCTGTGGCACAGCGCCTTGACGATGTACTCGGTCTGGCTGGCTGGCAGTTTGAAGTGAAGATCGCCGACCCAGCGCGCTTCGTCGTACACGGAACGCTGATCGCCGTAATCGACGGGGTGACAACTCTGCGGCAAGATTTCGGGTATCCGAACAGCGCACAGAGCGACGAGCCATACAAGGAGAGTTCGTCAGACTGTCTTCGTCGCTGCGCCTCGCAACTAGGGGTCGGCAGGTCGCTATACGCAGGTGGGACACAAACGCCCGTCTCCGTGGCTCCAGCACCCCTGTCCGTTGATTCTGTGAGGCACACGCAGCCGTCTGTCTCAACCACGGATGTGACCGTGGCGGCGGCGATGCTCTTTGCAGAGGGTGAATGCCCTGACCACCGAACAGCTTGGTCGTTCAAGCAAGCTGGAATTTCCAAGGCTGGCAAACCGTACAACGCGTTTTACGCGTGTGGCGGTAAGACTGGCGGTGAGTTCTGCAAGCGCAAGCCGTCGATTGCTTGGGTCAATGCTCAAGCTGCTCCGACCGGAGAACCAGAGCGGAACGAAACTGATCTAGAATCCCTGCCGTTCTAGTCGAGCGGCATCATCTACGGCTGGGAGAGACTGGTGACCTCCACCTCTCCCAGCCACCAACACAGAGCGGAGGACAAGATGAACTTGTGGGTCAAACTCGATGTCAACATCAACAAGGACGCAGCAGTCAGCGAGCTGTCTGACCTAGCGTTCCGAGCGTTCGTCGTCTGCATTGCAGAGGCAAAGCAGCTGCGAAGCGGCGGCAAGTTTAAGAATCGGGCGCACCTCAAAGCTGTGATCGGTTCGCGCTTGTCACGCGCCATTCCGGCGCTGTTGAAAAGTGGCTTGCTGACCGAAAGTGAAGACGGTGTCGTCCTCATCTCAAACTACTCTCGCTATCAAGTCGACCCAACCTCGACTGCGCGTCAAGCAACTTGGCGAGCACGAAATGGTGGGGGGATAACAGCACCAGAGCAGAGCAGAGAAGAGCAAAGCAGAACCTCTCCTATATCCTCTCCTAAACGAGACGGCAAATCACGGCTCCTACCGATCAACGAGATCCTTGGAGTCAAACGCTAGTGGCTGTCCGGCAGGGGCAACCGTCCAGGAGAGCGGTGCTCCAACGAGAGCGCCGTGAGAAAGAGACCCCAGAGGAAAGAGCTTGGAGGGTTTTGAAGTACACGCTCTACAACCACTCGATGTCATTGGAGCAGTACCAGCAGCTGCGGCTAGCGCAGTTTGATCGATGTGCGTCATGCAAAGAACCGTTGCGGTTCGGGGAGGTGCGAGCTGTGACGATTGATCACGACCCGCGCTGTTGCTCGTACGAGACATTGAGTGCCGGACGGACAAAGGGGAAGCCGATCTCTTGCGGTAAGTGCGTTCGGGGATTGCTATGCAGCCCGTGCAATCGAGCCGTGGGGTTTGTCGAGCGGTATCCACACCGCGTTCATATGTGGATCGACTATGTGAGGAGGATGATGAGATGAGCAGCATTGCTTTCGTAGGACCACAGGGGGCGGGAAAGTCAACGCTGGCAGAGATGCTGACCGAACGCCGCCGCCAGCCGTACACGCTGCTGCCGATTGCAGAGGCAATCCGGTCGGTGGCAAGCATCGCCTACTGCAATTACATGGAGGACTTCAGCAAGGTCGGCAGCTACACCGTCAGAAAGCTTGGACTTGATGTTCAGAAGAGCGGCAGGGAAATCCTGCAAGACGTGGGAGCAGCTCTCCGAGATGTTGATGCTCGATTCTGGGTCAAGGCGTGGGACTACGAATATCAGAAACTGAGATGCTACGGCAAAGATCTGGTGGTCGTTGACGATGTGCGGCTCCCCATTGAGACGGAGTACCTCAAGGAGTGTGTCCGAGATCTCGTTATCGTCCGAGTCTTTGCCTCTGTTGAAGTTCGATCGCAACGGCGGGGCAAGCTGATGGGGACATCGGATATTACGGAGACGGCATACCAGCACGCCCCGTATGACCTTGAGATTGATACCACCCTCTTGACAGCGGATCAGTCGTACGCAATCCTGCACAAGCATATGGTAGATAACGGCTTGTGGCAGTCAGCATTGGAGGACGAACGATGAGCAACGCCGACCTTACGGATCTTGAAACGAGAGCCGCGCAACTCGGTTACCACTATGACGGATTGATTCGCGTCGGAGATCCAGCCCTTTGGACAATCGTTCTGATCGACGGCTCCGGACAAGAGCTTGCATTCCAGGGCGATACCATTGAGAGCGCCATTGAGATCGCCACCGACAGGCTCGCGCTGTTGTCAGGGCTGGTCGACCTATGACCGCATTCAGCTGGGTCGGCATAACGCTAGTCGTTTTGAACTGCGCGCTGGCACTCATTGTGTTTGTGTCCTTGCCGATCGCACTTAAGAGGCAGCAAGGTGTTGCACCGTCGTTGATCTATTTACTGGCGACAGCAGCAACGGTGGTTTGGATGTGGAGGGCTTTGCAATGGCTGGCGTAAAGACAAAGCGCGCTGGCGCTGCCAAGCCACCTGTGTGGACTGTCACCGATTGCACCGAATGCGGCAAGCAGATCGACTACACAGATCCTAAGCGTCAAGTGTTTCCGGCACAGCGCGTCTTGGTCATTTCGGCTGAGAGCCGACGCTTTGAGTGGCGACACAAGGGGTGCGTCAAGTGAGCCAGATAGAACTCGCTGCGCCAGAACTCGACGAAGGAATCTACTGCGTGCAAGATGGAGCTGACGCTTGGTGCTACGACCCGAAGATTGGTCGACAGTTTGCCAAGTTAAGCATCCGCTACGCCGATGCGGTTGCGCCGGACGGGTGGTTCTTTCTCAATGAACACATCTTCAATCGAGTGACCATTCGTGATCTGCTCAAGTCTGGTCACATTGAGATCCAGTCAACGCGCTTCACCCTATCCGATGGCGGTCAAGCACTAGTCGCACGACTGGTGAGAAAGTGAGTCATATGTCCGACGCAGATGTTGATCAGCAGAACAAAGAAAAATCTAAGCGCGGGGCTAGGGCGCGCAACAAGGGCAATGCGTTTGAGCGCGAGTGCGCCGCAAAGCTCGGAGGAGTCCGAGTGGGGATGTATGGCGGGAAGGTCGACATCCAGACCGACTGGTTGGTCGCACAGTTGAAATGTGGCAACGGGACTTACTCAGAGCGGTACGACGGCTGGCTTCGATCAGTCAATGGAAACGCCAACCAGATTTCTGCTCTCATCGTTGGTGACAGTCCGGGAGCTGGAACCAAGAGACGAACAATGATTGTCTTTGATTTTGAAGACTTCATTGCGCTAATGGGGAAGACAGATTGATTGCCGCGCTGCTGGCTCTGTCGTTGCTCACGGGCAGCGCAGGACCAGAACTCACGCCACACGGCGTGCCAACACACGGTGTCTCAACTTGGTACGGAACTCGATGCCCATCGGGGGTTACGAACTTCGGTCGAGTTGATGCTTGCACTCCGTATCTGACCAAGGCGCAAGGCGGTCGTGGCGGCGAACAAGTCTGGTATGCAGCCGTAGCCAGTTTCTCGTACTATGCAAAGCCATATCAGGTAAAGGTGTGCAGAGCTGACCAGCCAACGCGTTGCGTTATTGTCTGGGTCAGAGATGAGTGTGCCGGAGGGTGCAGGAGGGATTTAAAAAAGAAATGGACAAGCCAGAGCAGAGCAATCGACCTAAGTCCAGCCGCGTTCTCTCGACTCGCGCCGCTAGGCAGAGGCGTACTGTCGGTCACCATCAGCGAAGTGAACTACCCAAGCAGCAGCGGGAGTTCCAGCTTGCCTGTTCTGCTTGGGCGGGGACGCTAGGCGTAAAACTAAACGGACTGTTCAACCTTATGCCGAACTACGGCAGGAGTGTGCATTGGATGCGCGAGCGGTACTACGGTGGAACATTCGTCAGCGATGAGGACATCTTCTGGGTGACGCAAGGAGCAAAGGAACAACTCGGCATAGTTCCGGTCGACAGGATGCGACTCATGGTCACAGCTGTTGAGCGAATGTGTAACTACTGCGCGGGAGCCGATGAGACCAAGAACCCAACCTGTTGGGACAAGACGTGTCCGCTGCGCCCTGTCTCCCATCTTCCACTAAGAGTGTACGAATGATGCGCTACGATTCCCGTGCGACGGCGCGACCTTTTGGTGTGCTGCCGTCACTCGCCCTGCCGATGGAGTCCTCCCGTCGGCAGGGTTTAACTTGGGGCAGCGTAGATGCTCGCACGACCAATATGCCTATCGGCGGTCAGCGGGAAACGAGTGGCGCAACTCCACTCCTGCTCCACCATTACTGGAGGGCAAATGGCTAAGAGCAAGGACAAGTTCGTTGCGCT